GTTACAAGCACAGAAGCAGGCAGAGTCAAACTTTGAAGCTACAAAGAAGATGATGACTGCGCCACCACCGCCATCTGCACCAGTTTATCAACCTGCATATACACCAGCATCTGCACCATTCGTACCACAAGTAGTTATGAGTTCATCTGGTAAACCTATGCCTGTACAACCTCCACAAGAGGAACTATGAACTGGATAAACAGCATGCTTGCTGATGGGTCTAATGGATCCGTTAGCAGCAAAAGAGTAGTAACACTCGCTGCATTCATTGTGGTGTGTGTTTCTTATGTGGCCGATCAATTCTTTGGCTACAAAGCAACTGCATCCTTATTCGAATCTATGATGTACATCGTAGTTGCAGGATTAGGTTTTACAGTATCAGAAAAATTTGCAAAGAAGGATTAACATGAAGAAGTTATTAGCAATCGTACTATGTACACTATCACTATCAGTTTTAGCAAACGAGCCACAAAAGGTTTGTGTTGATAAGATTGGTAAGGATGGCAAAGTAGTAAATGGTAAAGATGGTAAACCACAACAAGAGTGTAAGATGATGAAAGTTCATAAGAAACTCGAAGTTGAAAAGAAGTAATCTTCTACCAAAACAAAAGGGACCTTACGGTCCCTTTGTTATTTTATGAATACTAAAAATTTGGTTGTTAGTATTGCTACTCCTACAACTAACAATAAACATATTGCGCCTATTGTTAATACAAAGATAGTTGCTATACCATACCCATATTGTAGTAGTTGATTCCAGCTTTCTCTCATCGTCCTGTCCAAGTCTTTGGTGCCGCTTCTAATCGGCGTTGTTCTTCTGTCTTTGGTATCCACTCTGTTCCAAGATGAGGATACTTTTTAATCCTATCATTAATAACATATACGAATATCATACCAATGCTTACTGCTAACAGTAAACCACTAACACCAATTGCAATCTCAGCTCTTAATTTCTCTAATCTTTGTTTTCTTCTTTTTGTAGCTCTGTCTTGATCTTTCATAGACTTTGCAATAAGAACACGTTGAGTAGCTCCCATGTGTTTCATCATTGCTTCTACTTCAGTATACAAAGCACCAAGTTCTGGAGGTGATTGATACACCATTAACTCACGAAGATCTACTGACATTTGTTCTAATTGCTTACGCATTAAAACACGTTGTAGTGCTCTTTTACCTAGAGAAGCTTCGCCAGTGTATACTTCATTCTCAGCACGGCGTTCTTCTTCATCAAACACAGCCATACACTTATAGAAGTTATCATAGTATGTTCCAAGGTGTTCACCAATCTCACGATAGATTCCATCATGAGCACCTTCATTGGCTTTCTTGTTTAACTCTTTAACCTTATTCTTCTCTTCAATGAACTGTTGTTTCTGTTCAATTGTAGGTGGCTTATCAGGTGGATGAAGCTTTTGGAATTGCGAGTCTAAGTCTTTAAGTACATCTTTAACTTCACCTGCTGCACCTTTAATGTCTTTGTATAGTTTACAGCCTTGCTTCACTGCCGCAACGGCAGAGTTGGCCAACATAAAAAGCGTAAGCGGATCCATATCACCTCACTCCAGTGATAGAATTTACATCGTTTAGTGTTATCGATTCAACGGCAGATGTTGCCGAATATGTAGTCATAGCAAAAAGTTGAGACTTTTTGTCCATTGTTTTACCTTGTTGAGTGTAACTACTCACTCGCCTGTTATTTATAAATAAAGCCATATGAAAGCACACATTTTAGGCAATGGCCCATCAATAGATTTGTTCGAACCTGATGGTGACTATACTGTAGGTTGTAACTTCCAGAAAGTTCCAGTAGACTTAAGCATAATTGTAGATTGTAAACCCTTTATGATCTACAAAGGAAACAGAAGTCTTATTCCAAACAACCGCATCATTACAAGTAGATATGCATGGCCAACACTCGTTGAGCAAGATTTAGTCAAGGAATTTGACATCATTCATGTAATAGAACATCTTGAGCAATACAAAAGTTCTGGTCATATTGCAGTTGATTGGTGTATAGACCATGACTACACTGAGATACATCTTTGGGGATTTAACTCAATCTTTGAAGATAGCCAAGAAACTCGTAGTGATGAACTCATTCCACGTAGTCGAGCACAGTTTGACTTATGGGTACATTGGCGTGAGAAGTGGCAAGACTACAAGAATTTTAACATCATCGTGCATAACACTAAAGAAGGCACATTATTAAAGGATTTACTATGAGTAACGATGTATTTGATTTTGGCTTTACAGCCATGACTGAAGATGAGCTTGATGCTGTACAAGTTGTAACGGCTCAAGTTGAGGCAAGCGCTGGTGAAGTAGAAAAACTTCAAACAAAAGTAAAGCAACTTCGAGCAGCAGTAGAACCCCTACTAAAAAATCTTGAAGCAAACCCAGAAAAAGCATACATTCATTGGCCTGATCGTACGGCAAAAGTGAAGGCTTTTAGAGCTCATCTTGATAAAATTGTAACAGCCTAAAACTGTAACCTTTAGTATTAACTTGCAGACTGTGTCTAAAATGATACAGTCTGCATTTTTTTTACATAAACCCTGTACAAGACCCGCAAACGGTGGTATAATTATTCTATCAAATCAAAACAAGGATACAAAATGCAAGGTTCTATTCGTATGGCAATCGGTTTCTTGATCGTTTTCGGCTCAATGGGTGGCATGGACAATGCAACTGATGGCCAACTCTTTGCTTTGGTTCCTATGGCACTCGCAGGTCTCGGCTTGATGCTCTCAGGCTTGGACGCTATGAAATCTTTTGCAAAATAATTGCAAAAAGCCCTGTACAACGGGCAAAAACTGTGGTATAATTCTATCATGCAAACAAACTTTATTATGGAGTAATTGAAAATGGCTCGTATCGCAAAATCTTTCTCTGCTGAATTCGTTCAATCTTTTGAAGACAAACTCTTCTCTACTTACCCTGAGATCAAAACTGATGGTCTCTTGAATCGTAAGCAAATCGTTGCAACTATGCGTCTCTTGGGTACCGAAGAATATCCAATGTGGTTGCTCCAAGAAAAGAATCGTAAAGACCGTGGTGTCTATAAGCTGGCTGCATACGTAGCACCAGTTGCTAAAGCAGTTAAAGTCAAGGAAAACAAAACCTTGAAACAAAAATTGGCAGGTCCATCTGAGAATTCTCAGCGCTGGGCTTCAGGCATGGCTCCTAAGAAAAAGGTCAAAGCACGTTCTGATTTGACTGGCGCCTTCGACGACTCTGTCGACTATGATGACGTAATGAGCCTTCGTGGCGAGTTCGGCCTCGGTGAATACCGCAACACTCTCGACTAATTAAGTTTATCCCTCACTATACGACCACGACGCTGTCAGGAATTTATTCCGAGCATGAAGGTGCAGGTAGTGAGGGGTTTCTTTTCTCTGTAATTTTTAAAAGGTAAATATGTCATCTATTCTATTCGCCATTGTATTGGCATTGGCAATCACCGTTGGTATCATCGTACTTACATCTCGAGTCGCAGCAGCGATCGGTGCAGGTATCGCAACATTCATCGGTCTCATCATCTTCTCTTCAATCACTATCATTAGTGCTGGTCATACAGGTGTACAAGTTACACTCGGTGAAGTAAATCCAGTTGCACTAACAGAAGGTGTTCATCTAGTTAATCCAATCAGTTCAATCAAAGATGTAGACGTACGACTACAAAAGGCAGAGCTTAAAGGTGCTAGTGCAGGTACAAAAGATTTGCAGGTGGTCCATACAGACATCGTTGTTAACTTCCGATTGCATGCTGATAAGGTGCCGCACATCTATAAAGAATACGGTCTGAACGTTGATGAAAAGGTTCTTGGCCCAGCTATCAATGAGGCATTTAAGTCAGTCACTGCTAAGTACACTAGTGAAGAACTGATCACTAAACGTGCAGAAGTAAGTGAAACAATTCAAGCAATGCTTACGACTAAGGTTGCACCATTCAACATTGATGTCTCAGGTATTAGCTTGGTCAACTTTGGATTCAGTCCTGAATATCAAAAGGCTATTGAACAAAAGGTGATTGCTACTCAATCAAAGTTGAAGGCTGAACAAGACTTGGAACGTATCAAGGTTGAGGCTGCAAGTCGTATCGCTCAAGCTGATGGTGAAGCTAAGGCTATTGCTATCCAAGCTGCTGCTATTCAAAGCAATGGTGGTGAAAACTATGTTAAGCTGCAATGGATTGATAAGTGGGATGGTAAGTTGCCAACACATATGTTGCAGGGTGGTCAAACTCTAATGAACATTGGTAAGTAATATGGAATACATTGTTGCCATCGTAGTAGTTGCAATCTTAGCATCTTTGATTGTGTATAATATTAAGAAAGACCAGACGACTCGTCTTAAACATGAAAAGATGATGGCTGAGATTGAAGAAAACAATCAACGCATCTTGAGTTTACGTAGAGAAGAACGTCGACAACGAATTTTAGGAGAAGCGTCAAGCAATACACCTCCTCCTAAAAAGCGTATGTTTGAAAAGCGTGTAGATACACCTTCAACACCAACATATGTTGCATCACCAACACAGAGCACTCAATCATATGATAATAGTTTGACTGATACATTAGTGAATGCTATGGTATTGAATGCTGTAATGTCTCATCACAATGAACCAACGATTCGTGTTGAATCTGATACTCCATCAGCAAGCACGTCTTATAGTAAGAGTGATGACACTCCATCGTATTCTTCTAGTTCTCGTGATAGCTCATACAGCTCATCATCTTCTGATAGCTCATATAGCTCAAGCTCTAGTGATTCATCATACAGTTCTTCATCATCTTCTGATTGGTAAAATATGGATTTAGCGTTATTGGTTTACGCCATTAGTTTATTACATGGCATTGGTACATTCTTTGTAGCTTTAATTATGGCATGTGGTGCAGTTGCTATTGGTAACTTCATTTATTGGATTGACTATTCTAATAGTAGTGAGAAAGAAGCAGGTGTTAAGAAGCGTTTGTGGAAAGCATTTTGGGTTACAGTTATATCATCATGGATGTTGATTCTATTGCCAACAGAAAAGACTGCATACACAATGGTTGGAGCCTATGCAGCTCAGAAGGTTGCAGAGAATGATAAGGTTCAACAAATGTCAGGTAAAGTGTTGACTATCATTGAGCAAAAGCTTGATGGTTATATTGATGATGGCATTGAAGAAGCAAAGTCAAAGATTGAAAAGAAAATTGAAAAGGAAAAGAAGAAATGACATTCACTAAGGATGGTATTAAGTCTACCCTTAAGACTTACACAGCAAACGTTACATTCACTAAGGTTGATGGATCTGAACGTGTAATGAAGTGTACACTCAATGAGACACTTATCCCGCAGTCAACTGAAGAAAAGAAGACTGATCGTGTTAAAGTTGAGAATGATAATGTACTCGCAGTATGGGACCTTGAGTCTGAAGGTTGGCGCTCATTCAAAATTGATTCAGTGAAGAGTGTACAGCGGGCTTAAACTGTGATATAATAGTAGTATAGACTAAAGGACAATCATGGCAACAATTAAGATCGACGGCAAAGCATATAAACCACCACGTAAGCGTATTGCAAACCCAGCTCACGCTGATAGCAACTACACTGGTGAAGAACCAATCCATCATGGCATTGAGTTTAAAACTGAGCAAGATCGTACCATTGCCCTGATGCGTGCTTTCAATTTCTATAACTACTATTACACTGGTAAAAACTTTAAGAAAGACGTAATCAAGTATGCTAAAGATGAACTTGGATTCGATAAAGACAAAATTGAATTGCTCAATGCTGCGCCTGATTGGAGCTGTCTCTTACAATCTGGAGCTCTACTGCGCATGCGTGGTCGTGGTCTTACTCTCCGTGATAAAGAATACACATGGATAAAGAACAACATTGAAGACATGTTGCTCAAAGGTGCTAAGCGTTTGGTAGCTCATAGAGAAGCTGAAGACGATGCAAACAAAGCACCTGTTGTAACTGTACAAGATCGTATCAAATTCAAGGCACAGGAAACTGTTCTTGGTGATCTTGAAGACATGCTTGACCAATGGATTATGGGCGAGTCTCCAAAGATTGACGTGTATGAAGCCATGAAGGCTGCAATCCTGCCAACTCAAGCTGTTAAGTACATTGTTGATTGGGCTCAGCGTCATCTCACCGAGATGAAGGAAGCTATAAATAAATCAGATCCACAACTAGTGGAAGCTTACAGTCACCTTTCTGCTAAACGTAAGAAAGAATTTGTTGGCTGGTTCGAAGGTATCATTACAGACGCTCAGCGATTTGGCACTAACACCAAAACTGTCCGTAAGATCCGTGCAAAGAAACCTGTATCAATCGAGAAACAACTCTCAAAATTAAAGTACTTGAAGGAGTCACCTGAGAATAAATTAGTTTCTATCAATCCGTCTCAGATTATTGGAGCAACAGAGCTTTGGACTTACAACGTTAAGTATAAAGCACTTACCCGATACATCGCTGAGTCAGGCGTTGGATTCGAAATCAAGGGTACTACCATCATCAAGTACGATCAATCCACATCCGAAACACGCAAACTGCGTAAGCCTGAAGTTACTCTGGCCGAGGTACTGTCATCTGCAAAGATGAAAGCAGCCAAGGCGTTTGTTGCCCTCACTACAAAACCGAGTGCACCAAATGGACGATTGAACGAAGATACAATCATACTAAAGGCAACTAGATGAACGAAATATTACTCTCAATCGCAACATGGTTATCGGCAATTGTAAATCCGATTCCACTAAACGACCAAGATGTATATTGTTTAACACGCAACGCATACTATGAAGCGAAAGGTGATAGTCAAATGTCACAGATCGCTGTAACTCACGTAGTATTAAATCGTATGAAGGACCCAGCATTCCCAAAGGAAGCATGTGAAGTGGTCTATCAATCACGTACCAAGAGTAGCACCAAGACTACATGTCAATTCTCTTGGTATTGTGATAAGAAACTTATGGGTCGCGGTGTTGACCAAGAAGTTTGGAATGAATCTCTGGCTGCTGTTAGATCAGCGTTAGAAATGTATTATCAAAAAGGTGTTGACGTCACTCAAGGCGCAACGTATTATCATGCAAACTATGTGAATCCAGGCTGGCATAAACTGAAGAAGGTTACTTCTATTGGTACACACATATATTATAAAGACAAACTATGAGCGATCAACCAGAAGGCCTATTTACAAAGAAGACGTTCTCTGAACTCGTTGAGAAACGAATGAAGACAGATCGGTCTACATACCTTGATGCTATCATTGATATATGCAAGGAACGTATGATTGACCCAGAGGACATTGCTAAACTATTAAGTAATCCCATCAAAGCAAAGCTTGAAGCTGAAGGGATGAATCTTGGTTATTTGAAGAAGAAGAATGAGCTACAATTCGAATGAACCCTTTGAAGCGTATAAAATTTACAACGCATGTAAGTTACACTTCGAAGGATCGTACGACTACTTCAAATATAATGGGAAGACTAGTGTAACACCTAAGTCTTTCTTTGCTCGACGTGATAAGTACTTCTTTGCCAAGATCGCAAAGAAGCATGGACTGAGTGAGTTAAAAACATTCTTTGCATGCAACTTTGCTCATCATGGTACGAAGTGGATTGGTGATCTACATGAAGAAACCGCTGACGATACGTACAAAAAGTACACTGCGTTAATGGAATCTTTCACTTATAGATTTAAGAACGATATATATAAATTAGTAAGCGATAATGACTTCAAAAGTTTATTCGTTATTGATGATGGACAACATCCTCTGTTAGTCAAAAAACTATTAGAAGATGAAATCCCTCTTGAAACGTTTGTAGTTCTCAATCGCTACTTAGGGTTCATGCCCAAGTTCAACAAGGAAATTAAAGACCCGATTTTGTGGCCTGAACTTTCTAGGAAGATCTTGAAGTATGATCCCTTCATCACGGTGAATAATGAAAAAGTCAAGGAAGCGTTAAAAGATTGTTTACAATCTAACGTAACATGATATAATAGTTATTCCATACTCTGTTTAAAATTGTACATTAATAAAAGGAAAATACAATGTCATTAGCAAATCTCAAAGCAAGTCGCGCAAGCGCTATCAATAAACTCGTCGCAGCAGCTGATAAAGTTGGCGGCGCAGGTCAAACTCAATCCTACGAAGACAATCGATTCTGGAAACCAGAAGTGGACAAAGCTGGCAACGGCTTCGCTGTACTTCGTTTCTTGCCAGCTCCAAGCGGTGAAGACATGCCATGGACTCGTTATTGGGACCACGGCTTTCAAGGCCCAGGCGGTTGGTACATCGAAAAGTCATTGACCTCTATTGGTCAACCTGACCCAGTTGGTGAAGTCAACACTAAGTTGTGGAACTCAGGATTGGATAGCGATAAGGAAATTGCACGTAAGCAGAAGCGTCGTCTTCACTACGTTGCTAACGTCCTCGTGGTAAGCGATCCAGCACATCCAGAAAACGAAGGTAAAGTATTCCTCTTCCAATTCGGCAAGAAGATCTTTGACAAGATGATGGATGTTATGCAACCTCAATTCCAAGATGAGCAACCTGTTAACCCATTCGATCTATGGGAAGGTGCTAACTTTAAGTTGAAGATTCGTAACGTTGAAGGCTATCGTAACTACGATAAGTCTGAGTTCGATAAGCCAAGTGCTGTTGCAAATGGTGATGATGCTGAACTTGAAAATATCTACTCAAAGGTTTATACATTGAAGGACTTCACTGATGCTTCAAAGTACAAAACATATGATGAGTTGAAAGCTAAGTTGGAACGTGTACTTGGTGCTTCTGCTCCACGTACAACTGCTGAGTCTATTAAGTTGGATGAAAGCATTTCAGCTCCTAGCGCAGGTCGTACTCAACATGCTCCTATGGATGCAGGTGATGAGGATGACACATTGAGTTACTTTAGCAAACTAGCTAACGAAGCTTAATACAAGGGGACTTCGGTCCCCTTTGTTCTATATGCAAAACATTAAACCAGGACGTTATAAACCAAAGCAATGCCCGACATGTGGTATCATCCACAAAGGTCGTGGTTCATATTGCTCGACAGCATGTTCAAACAAAGGACGTGAAGTAACGGATGAGACTAAACGTAAGTTGAGTCAAAACAAGCATGAATACATGCAGACACCTGAAGGTATTGCTAACATGAAGCTCATGAACAAGAAGCGTGAGCAACAATTAGAGAATGATGAGAAAGCAAAACGTGGTGAGTATGTGTTACAGGAAGATGATTGGTATGTTGTACCATACGGAGAACCTGATGAAGATGATGGAGTGAACCTATGACAGACGAAGAAGTATTGGCTAAGTATGAAGCAATGAAGGAACGTTTTGGTGATGACTTACCTGACCCAGAACATGAACCTATACGCTTTGCATACTATGTGAAGGTGTTCAACTATTACACTACACCAGAAGAATCTTAAAACAAAAGTATTCAGTTTACACGGGCTCCATTATGGAGCCCTTTTTGTTACCTAAAGTATACAGCTAGTTTTAGTCAACTATTAAAATAACGGTGTACAAATTCTCGACATGTTGTATAATCAATCTAACAAAACAAACAAAGGAATAGATTATGAGTTTCGAAAAGCGTGTGTTGGAAAGTGTTTCTAAGATCACTAACAAAAATGCAATCTTTGTGTATGGTACACTGTTTGTATGCTGCACTGCTAAGGAAGCTGCTAAGATCGAAACAATGTTGATCAACGCTTACAAATGTGGAATCATCGTCACACCTCAACGTCACGAAGATTCTGAATTCTCATTTGATTTTGTTTAAGGAGAACAACGTGGAAGAAAAAGAAATCGTAATGCCAGTGTGTCCACACTGTAAGACAGAGATGAAGGCTCGTTATTTCCAAGGTTACTATGAGTCATTCTCTATGTGGGAATGCGCATGTGAAGAAATTCCAGGTGCTGAAGAAGTTCGTGGTTGTTACGCTTAAGGAGTTTATATGACAATCAAAATGTATGAGAGCTCGTATGTGAGCAAAGAAGAAAATGCTCGACAACGCACTGTTGCAGAACAAGTTGCTATTGAGTTTCAGGAAGAGTTTGCTGCCATGTGTGAGAAGTATAAGGTAGAATTCTCTGTCCGTGAATGCAATAAAGGCTATCAATCTTATGCTGAAGGTATCGATGTAGACTTTGATGGCATCTACAAAGATGGTGAGACTGTTCGTCCATACTTCACAATTGAATTTAGTACAACCATCTAAGGAATAAAAATGAACATTCAAACTGTAGTAGAAAACTTGCGTAACACAATCGCCGGCAAAGTAAAGCATGAGGTTGAGTTAGAGTATGCGTTGACGTTGGCAACTTCGGGCGAACGTATGGCATTGACCGCTACACTTGCATACCTGCAAATCAACATTGGCGAACTCAAGCGTATCCTACATGATGTAGAACAATGCATCTAACCCTGTACAGCGGGATTAGAATGTGGTATAATAGAACTCTGTGATGATAGGATAAAATATGAATCTATATGATACAGCTGAGGAAGCTATCCAAGCCGGCATTGATGCTGGTGGTGTGGATGAGTTCGAAGGAATGAACTGTAACGACTATCTTAATGATGGTGATATGGAATGTCTTGGTTGGGATGGAGTTGATCGTCGTTGCGATTGTGGTAATCGTCGTGTTAGCTGGGAAACTGGTCAATACGATAATGGTAAATTTTATGCTTATGGAGTGGCATACTGATGATGTGTAATGATTGGGTTTTTATTCTTGTTGCTTTTCCTATGATCCTCTTGATCTGGTTAGTAGCATTTGTTATTATTGATAGTGAAATCCTTGGTGGACACTTCAAACGTAAAATTGCAGAGAAGCTTAAACAAAAGGATATCGTATGATGGAATTTGAATTGGACACTAAGTCCTGGCATTTTAAGTTAGCTAACTTTGGTACACGTCGTATTCGTGAATGGCGAGATGATAACGACTTTTGCTCATACGTTCGAGCAGTCTTCTGGGGTTTCTTTTGGTTTACACTTGCAGTCACTGGTGCATTGGCCATCATTGGTATGACTGGCAATATGGTGTATGAACTTATTACAAGAGTTGGTACAGAGCTTCTACTGAGTGACCTAGCTAAGTTTACGTTGTTGACATACGTTGCAATCACTGGCATCGGCCTGATGTTGTTTAGCATGTTTCTTTTGTTTGAAAAAGTTATCCCTGCTCTACGTACAGCATACGTCAAAGCATGTTATGGTTCATATGAAAAGCGTAATGGACCACCATCATTCTTCACTCTTGCTTATCGTAAGTTCAAAGAGAAGACCTGTTTCAAAATCAAATTTAAATACGAGGAATAATCATGGCAGGTAAAGCAAAGTCGGTGTATCTTACAGTGTGTCCTAAACGTAATCACATGAGTGTGTTTAAGAAAGTATTCTTTGATGCTAAATCATACAATGAGTATGTGAAGACTGAAGAGTTTCTCGAGAAGTATCCTAAGGAAGAATATGACATCATCAAAGAAATCTATTGAGCCAAAAGCAAACTATGTAGTTGCTCATTACTGGCCTGAAGGTAATGGTGCTATTGGTTGTTATGCTTACTTTAGTGAAGTTCATTTTGGTACGATCTTAGAGGCTCAGAACTTTAAGAACTACGTAATCAATAAAAGCCCTGAACGTGATTGGAAAATCTTTCAAGTAGTGGAGACAGAGTTATGATGAATTCTTACAAACGTGATAAATGTGGATATGATGCTTCACATAGTGGTGATACAGCTCATGTATGTTTTCCAATCAATGTTGCTACATCACGTCCTCCTAAGCATGAGATCGAACTTGGCCGATTGACTAAGAAGATGAATAAGATTAAAGACCAACGTGATAAAGCACGTCATGAGTTGGCTCAATACAAAACAGTGATGCAAGACATGCCTAACTTGCAACGTCGTTATGATGAGTATCAAAAGTGGAAGAAAGAACAGGAGACTATGCGCTCCTTGATGACTCGTGTTAATGAGCAATCTCTGTTGATCAAGAAACTTACAGGTGAAGTATGATCAGAGCATTGGTTATCCTATACAACCTCATCTTGGTTGCAGGTGCAGCGTATCTCGTAGATCAACGTGGTTGGTCGATGTGGGTATTCCTATTAGCAGCATGTTTCATGATGGTCTCAAAGACTAACAAGGAAAAAGAATGAAAACCATGCTTGCCATTTTTGGTGGATTCGTATTGTTTCTTTCAATATTGGGTATGTTTGGTGTAGGTAATTTTGTATTGATGTATGGACCTGATAAGATCATTTGTGTTAAGGAGTCCAAATGAAAAAGTTTGTTGTGTATGAAGTTGTATATGGTGGCGATGTAGACGGTACTGGACCTGAACGTTGGAATGGTACATGTGTTGCTGTATGTGATACAATGGACGAAGCATGTGACGTTGTTTACTCTTCTAATGTGGAATGTGATATCTTTGAGGAAGATGCATGACACCTCTAGCAATTTCATTTAAGCTTACCCTCACAATATTGATTGTGATTGTCCTATGTATTATGACGTCTGAGATTGTGTGGAAGAGTCAAACCAAACTGATGCCAGCATGGTTTGTCATTATGTTCGCATCATCATTCATTCTCTTTGCGCTTGGTGTAGCAGCAACTTTCTTGTTATTGATTTGGACTGTGTAGGATGTATAGAATGACAAATGAAGAATTGGTCGATGACCTACGTGGTAGAGCAAAGACACGCAGACAAATCGCAACGCGTAAGTCAGTGCAGGAAGGTAAGCCTGATCGATTGGCAGATCTTCTTGACCTAGCAGCAACACGTATTGCTCTGCTTATTGGCTATGATGAGACACTCGCGTATTCTGATGAATGGGATGCGTATTACAATAGGGTAACCAATGAGTGGACAGAAAGCAAATGCAGCGATCCAACATGCGAACAGTGTACAGGTAGACCAGAGCGACCACTATGAGTGACTCAAATTTCTTCGGTTGGATCATCGTCTTAGCATTGGTGTTCACTGGGTCGCCAATCCTAGGCTTCATCTTAGCATGCTTTCTACTGTAATCCTTTAGTATACAGCTAAGTTTAGTATACTATTGCACAAAGTTGTGTACAAAGCCCGCACGTATGGTATAATTATTCCATCAAATCAAACAAACCGGACTAACAAATGTACTCATTCCAACCAGTAGCAGATATCCCAGTTGATCATGCAGGCCTCTTCATTATTTGCATGGTATGTGCAACTTGGTTGGTGGTATGTTTGATGAATTGTGCTGATGAATTCTTCGTGAACTTCTTCATGGTCACCGTTGTAGTTGCTATTGCTTATGGTGTATCATTTCACTGGACTGACCAAACACCTAAGACATTCAAGAATGAGAAGGTTGTAGGTGAATTCGTAGGGTATGAATCTGAGGGTTACAAAGAACGTTCAGGTAAGTCATATGTTGACCGTCACTACACATATGTCATCTACAAAGTCAAAGGTGGTAACGTAATGCTTCCATGTAAAGTTGGTGAAGTCTACCCACAGTATGTAACATTGTACAAGAACTAAGGAGTTAATATGAAACGCGGTGAAAGACTCGACAAAGCCCTGCTGATTGCAACAAATGCTCATCATGGTCAATTCGATAAGGGTGGTACTCCATACATCTTGCATCCCTTGAAGGTCATGCACTACCTGAAAAGCAATGATGAAGAACTTATGTGTATGGCTCTCCTTCATGATGTTGTTGAAGACACTAAGGTAACATACAAAGATCTACGTGATGAGGGTATGTCTGAACGAATCATCTCTGCCCTGAAGTGTCTCACCAAGCAGCCAGGACAAACCCTAGAGGAGTACAAGGAAGTCATCTTTAGTAACACCGACGCCATGAAAGTCAAGATG